CCCGGAAATTACGCCCCCAACTGTCGATGCGCTTATCGCTGATGGCATGCCACGTCCCACCTTGCCCCTGCCGGAGAAGGAAATCGTCAACCTCTATCTCGACGGAGACACCCCGGTCTCCATCGGCAAGCGCTACGGGTGCAGCCGCGAGGCGATCCTGCGCGTGCTTCGAGACGCCAAGGTGAAGACGCGGACGATCGCCGAAGACAACGCCCGCCGCTACGCCCGCATGGACGGCGCTGCCAGGAAGGCTCAAGCCACCGCTGCCAACAAGGCGGTACGCGGAAGCAAGCGCAGCCACGATGAACTCCAGCGTCGCGCCGCCGCTCGAGAGGGCGTCCCTCGCAGCCCCAATGAGACCGCCGTATCTGCCGCGCTGCATGCGATGGGGATCGCTCACAGGGTCGCGATGCCGATCGACACTCACAACGTTGACATCGGAGTGCCCTCGCTGATGCTGGTGGTCGAGTTGGACGGGGGCCAATGGCACGGCGCCCCTGTCAAGGCCGCGAACGACCGCCGGATGGAGGATGCCGCAATCGCCGCCGGCTATCGCGTAGTCAGGTACAGGGGTGGCGTCCTGAAGTACCCAGAGGCGATCGCGCTCGACGTTCAAGCGCTCGGCCGCGACCCATCCCCGTTTGGTTCCGAGCGGGTGATTTGGCGTTGGGTACGCGATCTGCCCGGACGGCCCGCGCACGGCAACCAGCACACCCGAAAACGAACGCGCGAGCCGGCGCAGGACCCGACGCGGCCTACCGTCGTGCGCGATCACATCTGATCCTGGCCCAAGGGTCTGTATAGCGCGCCACCCATCAGGGCAGAGAACGGGGGTCTCCCCAGGAAAGCACTGGTGATGCAGCGGCGGCGAATGGGTCCGCCAGAATGGGTCATCCGCCGGGAGCACCTTCCCGTCCAGCGCCTCGCAGATGTCCGACGTCCGGCTGTCCCCGACTGCGTCGAAGCGCAAGTAGGGGCGCGCCGCCTTCACCGCCGGGTCACTGAACACCTCGTACCGGCCGGCGTTGTAACTGCTCATCGTGTTCGTGCGGAAGATCGTTTCGGTCCTAGCCGCATCCTCCCCGCCCCACGCCTCCACCAGCCGCTGCCCCACGTCCTCCTTGAACTTCTCCAGGGTGGTCCCGTGTTCGATCGCCCGATCGATGGCGTCGAAGATCTCCTGCACCGCCTCCCCTTGGGTGACGCCTGCTACCCAGAAGGCTCGTTCCCTCTCGGCCTCGGTCAGCGCGCGGAAGGCGGGATCGGTGATGGGCACCTTGCGGCGGTGCGCGCGGATCGCCTCTTGGAACTTATCGGGATCGGCTGATGGCTCGGCCGCCACCGGGCCCTACTCGTCCAGCCGATCCAGGTAGCGACCCATCTGCCAGCGGTAGAAGGGACCTAGGAACCACTCTCGCAGGCGTCGCCACGCACTCTTCTTGGCTTCCTTGCGTGCCGTGATGACCGACTTCGCCATGTCGGCCGCCTGCTGGAGGTGGCTGACGTGCATCATTCCGTAGTGGCCTCGGCAGCCCTGCGACTCCTCCCAGTGCTTGAGCTGTGGATCGGGGTTGAGAGACACCAGCCCGTTCGCCATGACGTGGGCGCAGGCGGGAAGAAACGCGCCGCACTTCTCGCAGGAAGCCATCACCTCGGCCATGGGTCAGATCCCTTCCCGGCGCCCGGCATCACTCGCGTCTCGTGGCTGCCTGGTCCGTCTCCGACCACTCCGGGCCACTCCATAAGCGTCCATGCTCCCAGATCCACGCCGTCCACCGTGTGCCGAGATCCGAGCGTTACCTCCGCGATCGTGCCGTCAGCCCGCGCGAAACCGACCCTGGTGCCAGGTGACAGGCCACGCAGGCTCGACACGGGTACGGAGCCATCTGGCCATGCGGGCGTCTTCGGCCATGGCTCGGTCGGCATGAACGTCAGTACCAAAGCGCTCACGAGTTCTGCGACATCCTGACTGGCGTCGAACCAGGCCCGTCCGTCCCCGGCTCCAACCGGGCGAATCAGCACCGCTCCGCTCTCGCTTCGGTAGACCTCATGGTACTCGTTGTCCGGCATCCTCCAGACGCGCAGGTGGAATCCAACGCCGCTCGCCTTGACCTCGATCGAGAGCTTGGACTCGGCGTTTGGCTCGCATCTAGCTGCGTCGAGCTCGGCGATCGCCTTGCTGAGTGCTCCCAGATTCAGCGTTCCGTCCAAGCGCGCCGCCTTGTCTCCCTTGGCGTATGCAGCGCGGGCGGCGGCGAGCATCAGCCCAACCGTGGCCTTGGCCTGCTCGGAGTTGAACGACTCCGACGCCAGTGCCTTGGCCTGCTCGGCACTGAGCCACGTCCGGAGCGGAACCGTGCCCAGAAACCGCTGCCCCGTCATGGTCTCCAGTTCGTCGGCGATCTGATCGATCGACATCTCCAAGATCTCATCCACGTCAGATCTCCTCCAGCGCCTGCGAGCGCCCGTTCATGTTCGCGAGGATGTTGCACTTCTGCACCACCCGGGCGAGCGCCGTCGGGTCCATCCCTCGGAACTCCTTCAGCAGCCGGGGCTTCAAGTCCGACAGGTCATCGCACGCATCCACGATTGACTTCAGCTTTGCCAGGTCGGGGGCGAGAGCCCTCGCCGCCCGCTTCTTCCCCATCTCGATGACTGCCTGGGTGTATTTCGCTGCCCGGCGTGACCCTGCGACGGTGCGACGGGAGGATGTCCCGCGCGCACGCTGGGCAAGGGCGATGAGATCTCGCCCGACCTCGGCCACTGCGGAGAGCTTCGTGGTCGCGCTCCCCCGGCGACGAAGCTTGGCCTTGAACTGATCCAGGGTGAGGATCTTCATCCCCCCGAAGGCCCGGTCCCCGTCATCCCGGTGGGCGAGGAATGCAGCCTTTGCCGACTCAGCAGTGGGGAAGCCGAGCAGAATTTTGTCCTCGTCCCAGCCCCACCGGCCCGACTCCATCGGCCCGCGCTGGTGAACGATGTAGACGTCCCCGGCCGTCTCGTCTGGCCCGATGTAGCAGTCGAGTTCTTCCTTGTCGCCGCCGAGCACGGTCACGCCCGGCTCGTTCAGGATGCCGCTGACAAAACCGTAGTCGAAGCGCATCACCGTGTGCCCCGCCTTGCCCTCCATGTCCTTCCACTGGCGGATGCTCCCGGCGGGGTTCTCCACGGCGATGTCCAGCCCAGCGAAGGAGTAGCGCTTGCGGACGTTCTCCAGCATCCCGGAGAGGGCTGCGCGCTGCGGGGGCTTCCTCCCCTGCTGGTCTTCCTCGGCTGCGGGGTCGGCGTTCGGGTCGGGGGTTGGGTCTGCCACCGCGTCCCCGCCGGTCGCCTCCCGCATCGTGGCCATGGCATCCGCTGCCCGCTGGTTCTCTTCCTCGAGGCGGGCCGCGAGTTCTTCGTCGGACAGGAGCGGGATCCCTTCCGCTTCCACCATCGCGGCGACGTCGGTGCGCGGCTCCAGGGCGACGAGGAGCGCGATTGCCTCGGCCTTCGTCTTGAGGGCGGTCGCCTCTGCCGACTCGGCCTGCGCCTCTGCCAGTTCGTCTTCCTCGGGGGTGACCTCGTAGCAGGGGATCGGAGCGAGGGTCGGGTCCCCGTAGTTCACGTCCGCGAAATGGGTGAGCACCTGGCGCCCGACCGTGGGACCGAGGGACGCATCCCGGAGAGCCCGGTTGACGCTGGTTTGCTTCTGGGTCTGGGAGGCGGCGTTGGATCCATCGCCCTTGACCGTGCTCAGCAGGTTGCCGCCGAGAATCAGGACCGAGATGTCGGTATTGGCGTCGTCGATCAGCCCCTTGATCCCCTGGTAACTCGTCCCGGCCCCGCCAGCGTCGACTATCTCAACCCCGTAGCCGGGGGTATTCGCGTCGGCACCCTGGGGAGTGATCACGACTCCATCGCTGCCGATGTTCCCGAGATCAGCGCGGAAGGCAGCCTTGCTCTCGTCGGAGGCGCCACTCGGAACCTTGCCCTCGATGATCCCGATCCCGTGCCGCTCGCTCCACCGGTTGAAGTCCCGCTTGGCGTAGCGCCGCGAGAGATAGACCTCCCCGAGCGACCTGATCAGCCCGTCCCGCCACCCGTACTGGACCCCGTTCGGACACCACACCACCCACTTGCCGTCCCCCTCGGGCTGCTCGTCGGGGCGGGGCAACACCACCTGGCCCTGCATGGTGTTGAGGATGAAGACCTTCTGCCAGTCGTCCCACCGGAGGTTCGCGGGGTGCCAGGGAACGAGGCGCGGGAACCACTTCTCGGGGGTCCGGTTCCAGACGATCTCAGCGATCGCCACCCCCAGGAAGATCCCCCACTTGAGCATCACGGCCGCGGTTGCCGGGGAGCAGATCGTGTCCCAGATCCCGCCCCCGTACCCGTCGCCGTCCTCCCCCCCAATCTCCTCCGCGACCTTGACCGCCTTCTTCTTGACCGACGCCGCCTTGATCTTCCGAGGGGACGAGAGGAGCTCGCCGATCCTGGTCTCGCTCACCCCCTGGATGCGATCGTCCGTGAAGAGCTCGTCAACCAAGGTCGCAGACCGAGCAAAGTACCCGGCGTCGTGCTCCCTCAGGATGTCAGCGAATTGACCGAGGGTGTCGTGCTGGCGCCAGCTTGAGGAGACAACGAGATCTCGTAGCTGCTGGGTTGGCGGGCTGGCCACGGGCCCGCATGGTGGTCACGGTCGGGGGCCGGGGATGTAGTTCCCGGGACCCGCGAACGGGGCCGGCTTGACCGCTCACTGACGGCCGGCGCGCCATACATGACCCCATCCAGAGCTAGCGGTCTCCTTGGCCGTCAGGATCGCGCGGGACAGGGCGGCGGGTGCAGTTCCTCAGGCGGGCGCCGGGAAGATGCCTGCCCGAATCGACGTCGCCGCCTCCGCGTAGAAGTCCGCCCCTCCCCACTTCCTCCGAGTGTGCGACTTGTACCAGGCCATGAAGGGCCGGTAGCAGCCGCCGCAGTAGGCCACCCCAATCTCGCGGAACAGATGCCCGCTGGCAGGGTGGTACGGGCCACCGCATCGGAAGCAGTTGGTGGGCGTGGCGGTTTCCATGGCGGTCTCCCGGGAAGTCTAGCCCATGATCCCCCCTCCCCTGCGGCGGGGCATGACCGGCGACGGCGAACTGGTGTAGATGGGGGACGCTGCCTCGCTGGCCATGTTCCACGCGTGAGCCAGCCAGTCCACCTGATCGTCGTGCGCGTCACGAACCCCGGTGAAGGCCATGATCTCTTCCAGAAAGGCCGACACCCACGGAGCGGCGGTGGGCACCTCGATCCGCCCGTCGTTCCAGGCCGTGGCCACGGGCTGGGCGCGCGTGAACTTGTCCCCGAGGGGGCGGATCTCCCGGATGCGGATCCCCGGCCTGACCCGCTTGAGCATCTGCGGCAGCGCCTTGAACCCGCCCACCGCTTCGATACCGATCTCCATCCCCCCGTGCTTGTCGCTGAAAATGATGATCTTGTCGGCGAACTCCGGAACGGTGATCTGCCCACGGTAAGCGTCGACAATCCGCCCCCGCATCTTCGCCCCCTCGCCGATCACCGCCAGCGCTCCCAGTGCCGAGAAGTCTGCCGAGGTGTTGTCCGTGGCAGCCGGATCGCCGGCGCCGAGAAATCGCCAGCCCGTGAAGTCCGCCGTGGCCGGGTTGTAGCGCGCCGGCTCCTTCTGGAACACCGCGTTCCCGCGCGGCCGCGGGCGCCCCTGGTAGAGCGCCTCGAAGGTGTAGGCGTCGATCGCCCGCTGCTCCTCCAGCATCGACAGGGGGCGCACCCCGGGCCAGAGCGGCTCTCCTGGGGAGCGCCCCAGGGGGTCGTCGAACCCCGCGATGGCCGGCAGGTTGAGCACCTCCCACCCGCCTTGCTTGGCCAGCCGCCCGATCAGGTCGTCCTGGTTCCAGCGCGTATGGACCACCAGCACGGACGCCCCCTCGAGACGGGTCATGACGACGCCCGTGAACCAGTCCCACACGGCGTCCCGGATGCGCTTCGAATTTGCCTGCTCGGGGCCGCTGAAAGGATCGTCCACCACCGCCATCCCGGATAGGCCCTTGCCGGTGAGGCCGCCGCCCACGCCCGACGCAAAGAGCCCTCCCCCGCTGGTCGTGCGCCACTCGCTGAGGTTGGCCATCTCCATGCTCAAGGCCACCCCGCCCTCTTGCGCACGCTGGCGGATCTTCCGGCTTTGCGATGTGGCCTGGTCGTCCGAGTAGCTGAGGTAGGCATGGGTGTCGGCCGGGACGTTGGCCAGCCACCAGCAAAGCCCGTTGAACACGGTCTCGCTCTTGCCGTGGCGAGGGGGCATGGATATGCAGGCCCGGATCGGACGGCGGCGCGCCTTCTCGATAAGGTCGATGATCGGCATCATGTGGGGCTGCACCGGGTGATGCGGCGTCACCCTCCCCACGAACTCGGTCAGGGTCTCGGCCTTGTCGATGGCCCCGAGGAGCCTGTCGGCTTCCTCGCGCTCCTCCGGGGTCAGAGACTCCGGATCGACCGCCGAGAGGTCGAGCGCCTCAAGTCCCGCTAGTGCCGCCACCGTCGCCCGTGTCGACCTTCTCCACGGCGACGCGAGCCCCGGCCTTCACCATCAGTTCCACCAGCCGCTTCGCGCGCTCTGCCGAGGTGAGCTTGTCGACTTCCCGCACCTGTAGCGGGCCACCGCCGGGAGCTGACACCTCCACCGCCAGCACCGGGCGCCCGTAGGCGTAGGCCAGGAGCTTCTCGATGGCCATCACCCGCTCGCGCGCGGAGGGGCCGTCGATGATGACCCGTCGCCCCATCTTCTTGACCTTCGGGGGGTCGACGGCGATCGAGAAAAGCTTCTCCACGAGCTCATCCCCGCGGAGTTGGATCTTGTCCTTGAGTTCCTTGAGGAGCTTCGGCCGCCCCCCGGGGTTCCCGCTCTGGCCATCCTTGAAGCGGCGCCCCTCGGGCATCGGCTTGCCCCCGGACTCCCCTGTTCCACCGCTGTTCTCAGGGGTCGCCCCCTTGCGTCGCTTACCCACCTGGCTGGCTCCCTCTTTCGGCCTGCTCGACGGCTGCCAGGGGACCGACCCGCTTCGCCTTCCGGTAGACCCGGTGAGCCTCCCGGCAGATGTCGCACCTACACATCCCGTTGGCATAGGCGCTGGCCCCGTGGTTGACCGGGCGCTTCTCTCTGGGTACGCGTGGTACGGTCTCCGCGTTCTTGCACCTGGCGCACTGGACGCGGCCGTCAGCCCTGACCTTCAGCGTCTTCGGGTCGGCCTGACCACACGCGCAGGATCGCCCTCCGATGAGCCTGGCTCGCTTGTCGGCGAAGCGCTTGGCCGAGTAGCGCCGATAGAACTCACGGCACAGGTCGCAGCGGCATCCGCTGTGCTCAAACCCCGACCGGGTCCCATGCCTGACGGAGCAGACCTCGCAGACCGTCTCCCGCTTCTCCAGGGACCGGCCGCCGCCCGTCCGCCACCACGTCCCGGTGGTCTTCCCGCAGGCACATGGAGTGGCGGCGAGAAGTTCAGCCCGGTTCTCCTTGTCCCGCTTCGACTCTCGCAGGCGCCTCCGCTCATCGTGGACCGCGCACAGGCCGGTGCGCTTT